TTAAAGAAGGCAAAGAGGACGAAGCAGAATTAGTTATGGCTTCAAAAGACATGGTAGATAGAGTTACTAGTTGGATGGAAGACACAGCTGAAATGCAAACAGAATCAATGCTAGAACTTGCAGATGCAATCCGTGATGAAATGGGTATGCAACAGTCAGATGCATTTGTTGGTACAGTTAAGCCAGCATTAGAAGCAATGTATGATGTTATGGAAACTACACGAGCCGCACTAACACAGGGTGTTGGTATGTTAACAGGCGAAGGTGAAGCTCCTGCTCCAGATATGGGTGCAGAGTTACCAGCAGAACCAGAAGGTGATGTTGATGCAGAAATGGAACCAACTGTTGATGCAGATGATGAATTTGCAGCAGCTGAAGCAGGCACAGGCGGTGAAGAAGAAGCAGGTAGAGAGAAACGTGAGTCAATTGAAATGTCAAGAAGAATTGGACAGATTTTGGCTGGTTCAAAAAAAAAGTCCTAGAGGCTGACGCAGGCCCAAGCAAACTTGTACAACTACTAAGAACTATAATTGCTAGTGCTGATTCAAACAGTACTTCAATATACCTACCATTTACAAAACCTGATCAAGCAATGAGAAAAGAACTAGCAACTTCGCATGCTGGTGCTAAAATCTTAGACATTAATAAACTTATGCAGAATATTGGTGGAGAACAGTTTGATTACGGAACATTTAAAGCTGCATACGATACTGATCCTAGAGTAAAAACTATGGTTGCAAACTTTAGTGAAAAAGGTATTGAACCAAAAACTAAAAAACCTGCATCAGGTGCTAATAAAGCTGACACTGATCAAGCTGACACAACTGTTTCACAGATGGCTAAATCAGCAACCGACGTTGGCGCAAAATTATAAAATAAACACTTGACTTTTGTTGCCTTATGTCGTACAATATAACGAATAAGGAATAAAGATGCGATCAAACGAAGAAATAATTACACAAATTAAAAAGTTAATCGAAGCTAATATTAAACCGGCTGTTGCTCAACATGGCGGCGTTATTGACTTTGTTGACTATGATGATGGGCATCTTAAGGTAATACTAGGAGGAGCATGTAGTGGTTGTTCTAGTAGTACTATTACTCTTAAATTAGGAGTTGAGAACATGGTTAAACACTATGTTCCTGAAGTACACACAATTACGGCAGAGGACGACCCTAATTCAACAGTAGATCCTTATTATAATAATTACGGTCATTACGATGAAAGAACATACCCTAGGATTGATGATAACGAATGAGTTTAATAACAAAGAAGTACGACTACAAAACAATTTCACGTAAGCAAATAGATGGTAAACGCAAGTACATGACACCCGATGGTGGTGCTGTGGCAAGTGTAACTACTATCCTTGATGCTACAAGCGACAAGACAGGACTTATTGCATGGCGTAAGCGAGTAGGCGAAACTAAAGCAAGAGAAATTACAACAGAAGCAGCCGGTGTTGGTACACGTATGCACAAGTACCTTGAAGACTACATCGAGTTTGGTGAATGGCCTAATCCAGGTAGTAACCCGTTTGCTAAAAAAGCACATGCAATGGCTACACAAGTTCGCGACAATGCAATGGTTGATGTAGATGAGATATGGGGTAGCGAAGTGGCGCTTTACGTGCCTCAAATGTACGCAGGAACGACTGATCTCGTAGGACAGTACAAAGGCCAGCCCTGCATTATGGACTTTAAACAAACTAACAAGCCTAAGAAGTTAGAATACGTACAAAACTACTTCTTACAACTAGTAGCATATGCAGAAGCACACAATGAAGTCTACGATACTAACATACGTGAAGGACATATCTTTATGTGTAGTCGAGGAGACGATGGTATGATACTAGGCGGTGAAACATATCAACAGTTTGATGTATGGCCGCATGAATATGACGAGTGGCGAACTGAATGGTACAATCGTGTATACACTTATTACGAGAAACATAATGCTTGAACAACAACTATATCACCATACACACAATGTAACAGGTAAGAAGTATCTAGGTCAAACTACTAGAGATTTGAATGTTTATAAAGGCTCGAGTGTCGACTGGCTTGCTCACTTAGATGAGTATGGTCAAGATTATAGTACTGAAATACTTTTTGAATCTAAGGATAAGAAGAAGTTTGAAGAAGTTTGCAAACATTATAGTAACAAATTTGATATAGTACAAAGTCCTAATTATTTTAACAAAGTAGCGGAATACGGAGGTTCACTCGGAGGCAAAGCCAACCCTAACCACAAAACTGGAAAGTACACAGGCCGTTTAGATAATCCTGAGTTGTACAAGCAATTAGATAGACAAAAACATGCAGACCTGTGGGAAACTACAAGGAAAAGAGTACATCCTAGAATGAACTTCTACTGGCATAAAAAAGTAGGTAATAAGGAACGTGCTGAACACTATTGGAATATATGGTATAACATGGCTCCAAAGAAAAGCAATAATAGACAAGCACTTTGGTCAACTGATACATTTGAAATGTGGTACTATAGACAAGGCAACGACTTGGACTTTAGGCATAAATATAATAAATTAAGGAGTTAACAGTGGCCGTTGTACAGATATCAAAAATCCAAATAAGACGAGGACAAAAGAATCAAGGTTCAGGTCTTCCACAACTATCAAGTGGTGAATTAGGATGGGCTATTGATACACAGGAGTTATATGTAGGTAACGGTGCTGTATCAGAAGGTGCACCAAGAGTAGGTAATACTAAAGTATTAACAGAACACGATAACCTCTTTACATTAATTGACACTTATGCTTATCGCATAAATGATCCTTACGTTGTAACTGGCGATTCAGCTACAAATCCAGTTAGGCGTACACTCCAAGACAGACTAGATGATACTGTTACAGGTAGAGCTTTTGGACTTAATGGTATTGAAGGTGCTGATGCAACTGTAAAATTACAAAATGCAATTGATCAGTTATACTTAAACCCTTCATCATTAGGCACAAGCCAAAGTAGAGTTGTACTACATTTAGACCCAGGTGTTTATAGTTTGAATAACACAATTTATCTTCCACCTTACACTACTATTGTAGGTTCAGGTTCAGACAAAACTATTATTAAGAAAACAACTTCCGGCGATATCTTTAGAACTGAGAATCAATTAACTATAGGTGCAAGTAAATCAACAAGGGCAGACGATAGCGGATCAAGTGTTTTAAATCAAGCACGAAGTATTAAACTAGAAGGTTTAACTTTAGAAACTACACAAGCAAACAGTCAAGGCTTAGTATTACAATCTTGTAAAGACAGTACATTTAAAGATATTCATGTCCACGGACCGTGGTCTTCTGGCGATACTATTCCGTCAGATTATTCAACTGACATTGGTATAGTATTAAACAGTCTAAGTGGTTCTGTTGAAACTACTGGAAACTTATTTGAAAGAATTGAAGTACACGGTTTTGGCTACGGTGTAATGAGTAATTGGGATATTAACAATAACAAATGGCACAACTCTAAGTTTTATGGTTTAGGTTACGGATTTGTATTTGGCGTAGACATGGTTATTGGTGCTCCGTCAACAGGACAATCCACAGGCCCTGTTAATAACTCTATTACCCATTCAGACTTTAGTAGTATTAATTACCACGGCATTTGGATAAACAACGGCACATATAATACAAGTTCTAATAATACATTTTCATTAGTAGGAAATGACGGATCTTCTGATGCAAATCCTAACACATCTATTATTAAATTTGTCCAAATTGGTAACTCTACAACAGATGATTATTTTGCTAGAACTAAAGAAATGTCTTATACTCCAGCAAATATGACAGGAAAAGTTTATTGGCCTGAAGTAGAAAATTCAGGAGTTTGGTCTTGGAAAGAATCACATTCGATTACAGTTAGTAGAGGTACAGACATTAAAGCTATTAGGTTGCCTCAGTACATACATCAAAGTTTTGAAATAGACTATATGTTAGTCAGTCCAAGTTATTCATCTACTAGGAACGGTAAATTAAATATTACCATTAACAGTACAGATGGAGACATAGAGTTTAATGACGAGTTTCACTTTACAGGAATTGAAACTTACTTAGAAGCAATCAAGTTTAATGTAAATAAATCAGATGAAGATGGAGATGCTACAAACGACACTATTAACATAACTTATACTAGTACAATGCCAGTTGATGACCAAACCAAAATGACTTTCACAGTCACGAACAAACAAACTTAATATATGATGGATGAATGTTTAATTTAAGCTATGAAGAAAGACTTTCTAAATGGCGCGAGTTTAGAGAACAACTAGAAAGTTCATCTAAACCAATTAATGATGTTGTTCAATTCTACAGTTTAGCACCAACAGTTAGTATACATACAGACCCTTATAATGAAGAATCGTGGCCGGGCCCTTGGGAGCTTTTACATGAAAATCAATATTGTAGTTTCTGTAAAATACTTGGAATGTGCTATACTTTACAGTTAACAGAAAGTTTTAATGGTAAGACTTTTGAGATAATTATAGGGAGAGACATTAAAAATAATACTAAACTTTATCTACTTTCAATTAACAAGGAAGTGATTGGGCTAGATGATAATTATGTACATGTCAATCAGTTACCAGAAAGTATAATTATAGAAAGAAATTATTCTATGCCAGAGCTACAGTAATAAATATCAGAGATAACAATATATGAAGAGGAAAAGAAACATGTCCAACGGTACTATGATCGTTAAACGAGACGGAAGCAAAGAAAATTTAAACATTGATAAAATACACACAGTAGTAGAACATGCATGTAAAGGTTTAGCAGGCGTAAGTAGCTCACAGATTGAAATGAACGCTAACCTACAGTTTTACGATGGTATGAGTACTACAGAAATTCAAGAAGTGTTAATTAGAAGTGCTAACGATCTTATTACTTTAGAATCAGTAAACTATCAATTTGCCGCAGCAAGACTATTAAGCTATAACATTTATAAAGAAGTATTTGGTGAATTTAAAACTCTTCCGTTATCTGAAGTAATTAATCTTAATATTGAACGCGGAGTATATGATGAGGCTATATTAGATTCTTACACAACTGATGAACTTTCTACCTTAGATACTTATATTAAACATACTAGAGATGAAAACTTTACCTATGCAGGCCTACGTCAAGTAGTTGACAAGTACCTGTGTCAGGATAGAAGTAACGGTGAGTTATTTGAAACGCCTCAATATATGTATATGATGATTGCGGCAACATTATTTGCACAGTATCCAAAAGAAAATAGATTACAATACGTAAGGAAATATTACGATGCGACCTCATTATTTAAAATTAATATCCCAACGCCAGTTATGGCGGGAGTCAGAACCCCTGTACGCCAGTTTGCAAGCTGTGTTCTCGTTGACTCTAACGATACTCTTGACAGTATTTTTGCTAGTGATATGGCCATTGGACGTTATACGGCGCAAAGGGCAGGCATTGGTATTAATGCTGGTAGGATACGTGCAGTCAATTCTAAAATTAGGGGCGGAGAAGTAGCACATACAGGAATTGTCCCGTTCTTAAAAAAGTTTGAAGCAACTGTAAGATGTTGTACTCAAAATGGTGTACGTGGCGGAAGTGCTACAACACATTTTCCTTTTTGGCATCAAGAGATTGAAGATATCCTTGTGCTAAAGAACAACAAAGGTACTGAAGACAATCGTGTACGTAAGTTAGATTATTCTATTCAGCTTAATAAAACTATGTACGAAAGATTGTTATCCAACGGTGATATTACTCTTTTCTCGCCACACGATGTTCCAGACTTATATGATGCATACTTTGGTGATGCAGACAAATTTAAAGAGTTATACGAGTCATATGAACGTAAGACAAGTATTAAAAAGAAAACTATTCCTGCAATGGATTTATTCAGTGCATTAATTAAAGAACGTGCAGAAACAGGACGCATTTATATTATGAATGTAGATCATTGTAATACACACAGCTCATTCAAAGATACAGTATACATGAGTAACTTGTGTCAAGAGATTACTTTGCCAACTAAACCATTAGAACATATTGATGATGAGAAAGGCGAAATTGCTTTATGTATACTGTCAGCTATTAATGTTGGTATACTAAGAGACTTAGATGACTTAGAAGAACTTTGTGAATTAGCTGTTAGAGCATTAGAAGAAATTATTGATTATCAACGTTACCCAATTAAAGCTGCAGAAGTTTCAACTAAAGCAAGACGTAGTTTAGGTGTTGGCTATATTGGTCTTGCACATTATCTTGCAAAAAATAAAGCAAAATATAATGAAAAAGAAGCATGGGTACTTACACATAAACTTTCAGAAGCGTTCCAATACTATTTGCTTAAAGCATCTAATGTACTAGCTCAAGAGCGTGGAGCATGTGAATACTTTAACCGTACTAAATACTCAGAAGGCATCATGCCTATCGATACTTACAAAAAAGAAGTCGATGATATCGTTAAGGAAAAACTATACTATGATTGGAATGGTTTACGTAAGAGCATTGGAATTCACGGTCTCCGTCATTCAACGTTGTCCGCACAGATGCCAAGCGAGAGTTCGTCCGTTGTGTCAAACGCTACCAATGGAATCGAACCGCCTAGAGGATACTTGTCCGTTAAGAAAAGCAAAAAAGGGCCTCTTAAGCAGATTGTGCCACAATATCAAAGCCTTAAGCAATATTACACCTTGTTGTGGGACATGCCTAGCAACGAAGGTTACATCAATACTGTAGCAGTGATGCAAAAATTCTTTGACCAAGCCATTAGTGGCAATTGGTCATACAATCCAACACACTTTGAAAACAACGAAGTTCCAATGAGTGTTATGATGAAAGACTTGTTAAACACTTACAAGTTGGGTTGGAAAACAAGTTACTATCAAAATACATACGACTATAAGACAGATGACGATATCGCATTTGAAGAGCCAGCACATTCTTTAGGCTGGCATGATGAAACTAAAGATACAACTACACCTAATCGAGAAGACTTTGCTAGTGAAGAAGAATACTGTGAAGCATGTGCAATTTAGGTTGACAATTTAATAACTATGTATTATACTATATGAGTGTTCGTAGGAAGGAAAAGAAAAACATGGCAAAGACTGTTTTTAACAGAGAAAAAGTAGATTTCACCAAACAGAATATGTTCTTTGGTGCTGATCAAAATACACAAAGATATGATGTATTTAAATTCCCTGTGTTTGATAAACTTAATCAAACAATGTTAGGGTATTTTTGGAGACCTGAAGAAGTAAGTCTTCAGAAAGATAGGGCAGACTTTCAAAGTTTTAGACCAGAACAAAAACACATTTTTACAAGTAATTTAAAATATCAAACACTATTAGATAGTGTACAAGGAAGAGGACCATGTTTAGCATTCTTACCACATGTTTCTTTACCTGAACTAGAAGGTTGTATTGTTACTTGGGACTTTTTTGAAACTATCCATTCACGTAGTTATACACACATTATGAAAAATGTTTATGCTGATCCTGCAGAAGTATTTGATACTATTCTTGATGACGAAGAAATTATTAAAAGAGCAATTTCAGTTACAAAAAATTATGATGCATTTACAGAAGCTGCAGATAATTGGAACTTCCATAAAAAAGGTAGTATGCGTGATGTAAAGAAAAAATTATATCTTGCTATGCAAAATGTAAACATCTTAGAAGGATTACGTTTTTATGTTTCCTTTGCATGTACATTTGCATTTGGAGAATTAAAGTTGATGGAAGGCTCTGCTAAAATTATTAGTTTAATTGCTAGAGACGAAAGTCAACACTTGGCACTTAGTACACATATAATTAAACATTGGACACAAGGTAAAGACGATCCAGAAATGGTGAGTATTGCTAAAGAGTGTGAAGAAGAAGTTTACAACATGTGGAGAGAGTGTG